GTGGTAAAAACGGCTGGCAAGCAGCACGCTGGCGATGGTCACATGGCTGTCAAGCCCGCTGATGTAGTGGAGAACTTGGTGGGGCATACGTGCGGGGATGTCTACGACCCCTTCCTCGGCTCTGGCACAACGATGGTCGCAGCGGAGAATCTTGGCAGACTATGCCGTGGAATGGAAATAGAGCCTCGCTATGTTGCTGTTTGCTTGGAGCGGCTGGCGGGTATGGGGCTGGAGCCGAATTTACAGGTTTGATACTATGGGACATAACGGAAACGGCAACGGGAATGGCAGATGGACAGCGGAGCAGATGATTGACGCCTTGCGGGCTGCGAAGGGTATGGCGCATCTGGCGGCGAAGCATCTGGGGTGTTCGCATACTACCGTTTACAATTACATCGAACGGTACCCGACGGTACGCCAGGCGCAAGAGGACGAGTCGGGCAAGATGGGCGATATGTGCGAACTGAAGCTCTACGACGCGGCACAGAATGGGGAGTCGTGGGCGGTGCAGTTTGCGCTGCGGACGAAGTTCAAGAACCGGGGCTATGTGGAGCGAACCGAAGTGACCGGAGCGGACGGTGGGCCGGTTGAGACGAAATCATACATGATAGTTAGCCCAGATGACTGGGAAGAGTAAGCATATTGCACTATACAAGCCGTTGGACTGGCAAATTGAACCCTGGAAAGATCAATCGCCGGTGCTGTTGCTCACTGGCTCAGCCGGTGGCGGTAAATCAAGATTGGCGGCGGAGAAGGTACACGCCTTCAATTTACGATACGGAGGAGCAACAACATTGATGCTACGCAAGGCCAGGGAGTATGCCGCCAAGAGCGTGGTGCCGTTCATGGCCCACACCGTGATGGGGCCAGACCCGCGGGTTACCATGAAGAAGGGTGACGGCTGGTTTGAGTATGGGAACGGCAGCATCCTGTACTGGGGCGGCATGAGGGACGAAGACCAGCGCCAAGCCATTCGTTCGATGGGGCAGGATGGTTCTCTTGATATGGTGTGGGTGGAAGAGGCAAACGCCCTGACTGAGATGGACTTTCAGGAGATCATGGCCAGGATGAGGGGCAGGGCAGCCTCGTGGACACAGATTATCTTGACCACGAATCCCGATACCCCGACGCATTGGATTAAGCGGTCATTGATGGATGGTAGGGAAGCATCGGTTTATTACAGCGGCGCTCAAGATAATCTATATAATCCACCGAAGTACCGGGATATGCTGAACCGGTTGACGGGAGTGCTGGGCAAGCGGTTGCGTGATGGGCTGTGGGTGCAGGCAGAAGGGGCGGTCTACGAGACTTTCAGTGATGAGGTACATGTCATTGATTGGTTCGCTCCTCCGAAAGAATGGCGACGTATCCGGGCGATTGACTTTGGCTACACCAATCCGTTCGTATGCCAATGGTGGGCCGTTGACGACGACGGCAGGATGTATCTATACCGTGAGATTTACCGGAGCAAGCGTTTGGTATCGGAGCACGCTAAAGAGATAAACAAGCTAAGTCGGGGTGAACACATCGAGGCGACAGTAGCAGACCATGACGCTGAAGATCGGGCCACCTTGCACGCTGCCGGGATTCTCACCGCGCCGGCAGATAAGCAGGTCAAATTGGGCATCCAGCGGGTGCAAGAACGCTTGACAATGCAACCAGGCGGCAAGCCAAGATTATTTATCATGCGCGGGGCCTTGGTTGACATGGATGACCAGTTAGCATTGATTCGGAAGCCAGTCAGCACACTGGAAGAAGTGCCGGGGTATGTTTGGCATAAGGGCCAGGACGGGAAATCGAACAAGGAAGAGCCAGTCAAGGAGCATGACCACGGCATGGACGATATGCGATACGCCGTGATGTACATTGATGGTCCGCAGGTGACGGTTACGCAATCAGCCAATCCGTTTTACAATTAGAGGGGGGAGCGAAATGGTAAGCGACAGTATGTCTGCCGGCGATGTGTTTGACGCGGCGCGGGCCATGGCGAAGTCGGAGGGGTTCGATCTGGAGACGGGCGAGACTGTCGAGATACCACTCGGCCCAGGGAGCCAGATCATGTATGATAATGAGTATGGTGCGGTTGGCTGGTACAAATATGAAGACGAGCTTATCGAAACCTTGGATGACAACGAGTGGCTTTGCCAGCATTGTCATCAAAGATTCTTTGACGAACATGATCAGTGTCCGCATTGTAATGTCAGACTGAAGTAGGGAACTATGCCAGCAGTAACGCAATACATATTCGATACCAGCAGCGATGAATACCAGCAGGTCGAGGCCGATTTCACCAAGGAAATCACGTCTCGCGGCAGGCGGTTTAAGCGTAACTGGGAGTTCTACGACGGCATCATGCCCAATCCGTTGAAGATCGGCAAGGATGGTGTCGACGACAATATCCTTATCCCGAAGGTGGGGCAGGTCTCGGATAAGGTAGTGAGCTTCCTGGTGGGTGACGGGGTGACGTTCGACGCCTCCGCAGACGGCGAGGAGACAGACACCGACAAACAGATCGCGGCATTGTGGGACGCCAATCGGGGCGAAATGCTGATACACAATATCGCTCTGACCGGGGCAATAACCGGTCATCTCTTCGCCAGGCTGGAGCCGCGGGATGAGGACTTGCCACGTATCGTCAATCTTAATCCCACGAACTGCGCTGTGTTCTGGGACGTCGCTGATGTCGATCGGGTGCTGTGGTACCGGCTACAATATCAGAGCGGAGAGTATGGTTCGGGCAAGCGGGTGGACTACGTACGCGGGCGCTATGCCGGCGGGCAGTTCGACCACGACGTACCAGACCAGTGGTGGGAGATTGTCTTCGCAACCAAGGGTGGCTTTGCGCCAGTGTGGAAACAGGTGAGTGAGCCGGAATTGTGGCAATATCCGTGGTCGCCGATTGTGGACTGGCAGAATCTCCCTCGGCCTCACGCCTACTATGGCATGGACGATGTGGGAGCCGTGGTCAGGCTCAATAACGCTTTGAACTTTGTAGAATCGAACTCGTCTCGGATTCTCAAGCATCATGCCTACCCGAAAACGGTGGGATTGGGCTTCGATGCTGGGGAAGTGACGGAGACAGAGATCGGTGGATTCTACACCGTCAACAAGACCAAGCAGGAAGCGGACATTTTCAACCTGGAGATGCAATCGGATTTGGCTTCATCCCGTGCCCAAGCAGACATGCTGCGGTCCGAGATGTGGCAGTGTGCTCGCATGGTAGATCCCCAATCCCTGAAAGACAAAGTGGGGGCGCTCACCAATTTCGGGCTACGGGTGCTGTACACGGATGCCCTTCACAAGACCCAGACCAAGCGGCTATTGTACGGCGAAGGATTCGAGCAGATCAACAAGCACGGATTGGAGCTGATGGGCAAGGCGGTGCCGGACGAGATCGCCACGGTGTGGCCCGATGTCCTGCCGGAAAACGAGCTGGAGACGGTGCAATCCCTACAAGCGGAATTGGAATCAGGTGTCATCGACAAAGAGACCTATCGAGAGCACCGGGAATATGACCATGCGCAGATAGTGGAGCGCTTGGCGGAGCAGGGTGCGAATGAGGACAACCTGGGAGATCGGCTATTGAGAGCGTTTGAGGCTGGCCAATAATGCCACAGCCACAGATATTCGCAGTAATGGACGCCTTCCGGCGGTCGTTACTCAAGCGGGAGCGGGCCTCCGCCACTCGCCTGGTGAACGCTTACGGGCAGACATACCAGCGGCTTCTACCGCAGATCGAGGCGCTGCAGCGGGACATCGAGGCCAGTGTATCGCCGAAAGCATGGAAGCGGTACAAATTGGCCAGGCTCAAGACCTTGCGGAAACAGATCGAGTATGAGGTCGGCAACTATGCCGTATTCGCAGAGCAGGAGATCAACATCGGAGCACGACAGGCTATCGAAATGGCCGGCAAGGAAGCCAGGATACTCACTCAGGCGGCCTTGCCAGGAGTCAAGCCACTGGACGCTCAGATCATGCAGTCTTGGAACCGGCTGCCGACGGAGAGCGTGGAGACCTTGCTCGGATTCATGGCGGAGAAGTCCCCGTTGCGCCAAAGCATGGCCCATCTGGGGGTCGGCGTGGCCGACAAAGTGGAAAAGCACCTGATTGAGGGTATTGCGCTGGGGTACAATCCCCGCAAGGTGGCGGCGATTATTCGTGAGGACTTGGGGGAGGGCTTGGCGTGGTCACTACGCACCGCACGGACGACGCAGCTCAATGCCTATCGCGAGGCGCAGCGGGCCAACTTCATTGCCAACGACCACGTGGTCAAGGGCTGGACTTGGCGCTGCGCCAGGGGTGATCTGACCTGCCTAAGTTGCATCGCCATGGACGGCACGAAACACAGTCTGGAGGAACGGCTCAACGATCATTGGAACGGCAGGTGTTTCAAGGAGCCTGAGACCAAGACCTATCGAGAGCTGGGTATCGACGCAGACGATCCCCCCTCTCCGGTGACAGAGGACGCCAAGTCGTGGTTTGGGAAACAGCCGGAAGCCACGCAGCGGAAGATGATGGGTAACGCCAAGTTTGATGCCTGGAAAGCGGGCAAGTTTGATTTGAACGACCTGACCAAGACCAGCACCGACAGAGTATGGGGCGACATGCGGGTGGGGACGCCACTCAAGGATTTGGTCATCGGGGAGAGTGGCGGGGCAGTGGGGTCTCAGTTTGGCAGAGAACGATAAGGGACGGGAAATTGTAATTCAGTAATCATACGTCACGGCGACGGTAACGCCGGAGGAGTAAGATCATGGCACCGAAAGC